CGATCTCCTCGAACTCGACCTCGGTCAGGCGCTCGGGGTACTTGAGGACGAGGATGTCGCCGGGCCCGAGGGCCAGGCGTTCGACGTCGGTGACCGCGAGCAGCTCGGCGCCGGTCATTCGGCGCTCACCGACTGCTCGATGCGGTCCGCAGCTTCACGGAGCATCGCGACGAGGCCAGCGCGGAAGGCGATCATGTCGGCTTTGACCGTGATGGGAAGGACCGGATCGACGCCCGCGATTTGGCCGATGGTGAGTGTCGTGGGGATCTCGACCGTGCCGAGGTCCACTTCGGTACCAGCGAAGACCAGCAGGACCGGCACGGAGAGCGCGGCGCTCATTCGAGCTTCCAGTCCAGCAACAGCACTGTGACGCCCGTGACGACCCACCCGGCGATGGTGTGCGCATGGAACGCGCCGACATCCACGCAGGCCAACCCGGCGATGGTCAGGGCGCTGCCGGACAGGCGCTGCGCGACGGCCTTGGCGTGCGCGGCGGCCTGGCGTGCGGCCAGCGCGGCGATGCCGGGGACGCGGGGGCGCCTGCCTGGGATCGCACCGGTACTGATGGCCGCCATGCCGCAAATCGTACGCCCTAAAAGCGCAGATTCAACAGATCTTCCCGTTTACACGTGGTGAAACAGGAGAATCTTCGGTCCGCCCTTCCGCCGGTAGGATTCGATCACCGCCGACCACCACCCCGGAAGGGCTCCGCCGATCGCCGCCCCGACCCTCCTCGACCGGTTCGCGGGCCTGATCGATGAACCCGAACCCGCGCGCACCCTGCGCGGGATGCTCCTCGTGGTCGCCGAGCATGTGGAGCGGCACGGGCGGGACTGCCCGCAACGGGCGGCAGCTGTTGACCTGCTCGCCGAGGCGGCCGACCTCGGATGCCAGGCGGTCGGGACCTGAGCGGGGGCAGCGAAAAGCCCCGCCCACACGGGACGGGGCTCAACGCTCAGCAGCTACCGGGACTCAGCCCGCAGAGACCCACGGCCAATCGGCGGAGCGACCCCTCTCAAGCATCGACAGGACCCGGAACCCTGCATCGGTCAGCCCGCCGATCGCCACCCGCAGCCCGCTACCAGACGGCGCGTGACCGCGCTCGTAGCCGGCCAGATTGAACGTGACCAGCGGCGTGGTCTGCGGGATGACCCCGCCGACATCCTCGCCGCTCGCCTGCTCGTCGGTGAGGATCACCACCCGGGTGTGTCCAGCGAAGTGCTGGCGGAGAGCGGCGGCGGTATCGGTGCCGCCACCGAGGAAATACCCGCCGTCCTTCCACCGGTCGATGGACTTCAGCAGCGACTCGCCCCGCCGAAGCGGGAACTCCTTCGTCTTCACGCCCGGCGCGTCGTTGAAGTAGTACCGCGCGGAGGAGAACGACACCACGTCGGCCTGCTCGCACCGCTGCGCGAGGGAGATCCCGAACAGGGCCGCGGCGTCCCACCGCATCAGCGTCCCGTCCTTGGAGAACCCGGCGTTCATCGACGAGCTGGTGTCCACCAGGATCAGCGTGCGCCCCTTCAGCGCCGGGATGTTCCCGATCGACGCGGTGAGTGCCTTGTCGAGCGGGTGAGCCCACCGCAGGGACGGCGCGGCCCGGTACGCGGACAGGAACCGCATCGGCAGCTGCCGGGAGCGGGCGACCTGCTCCGGGTCCGCCAGCTTCGCCGCGACCTGCTCGGCGAGCTTGTCGGAGACGCCGGCCTGGTCGAAGTTGCGGAGGTTCCGCAGCAGCGCCATGTAGCCCATGGACGGGATGACCGCGGACCACGCTGCGGCGTCCATGGGTCCCTGCAACCAGCCCGCCAGCGCCTCCCAGGTGATCCCTGCGTCCTTAAGCCTCTGCGGGTCGTTCAGGACGGCCCGGCGGTTACCGGCTGGCAGCGCCAGGAGCTCGGCGCGGGCGCGCAGCATGCCCAGCGTCTCGGGGATCGGGTTGTCGCGGCCGTGACGGCGGTCCAGGGCGTGGGCGAACAGGTCGCCCTGCCATGCCGCCCACGCCTCGCTGTGGCTGCCCGCGATCGGGTGCACGAGGTCGATGACATCACCGAACCGGTAGCCGGTGGTGGCGGTGTCGTACTTCGCGAGGTTCCGCTCGGTGTAGAGCCGGGCGACCGCGTCGGCGACACCGCGCTTGACCGGCTTGGGCAGGTTCCGGCCGTACTTCGAGGTCCAGTAGGCGAGGATCTCGCCCGGCTCGTCGGCGCGCTGGAGTACGGAGTCGATGACGCGCCGGTTCGCGGTCGCCTGGTAGGTGAGGCTGTCGCCACCGAACACGGCCGCGCCCGGGCCTTGGCCGGCTTCGTGGGTGCGCCGCTCGCGGGCTCCCGCAGATTCCAGGCGCGCGTGGACGTACTCGGCCGCGCCGACGATGGACGCCGACCGCATGTTGCCTTCGCCGCGAAGCCATTCGAGGAGGCCCGCAGTCCAGTCGGGGTCGTCAACGGCGAGATGCCGTACGAGCTGGACGTACCGGTCGTCGCGGTTCTTGGCGCGCTCGTAGAAGGTGTCTTCGCCGACGAGGTTGGTGACCGCGAGCAGGAACAGTTCGCCCTTCGCGTCCCGGGCGAAGCCGGGTGCTCCTTCGAAGGTGCGGCCGGTTGGGGTCTGCTCGGACTTGACCGGGCTGGACACCGCGGCGCGGGTGACGGGCCTGTTGAACTTGGACATGGAAAAGGTCTCCTCTCGCACCGGGAGGAGACCCGCGTTCAGAGATCGCGCCCGAGATCGATGTCGGCGAAGGAGACGTAGACGCTCTGCCGTTGAGCTACAGCGACCTTCCGGTCACCGGCGGGACTCGAACCCGCACCATCCCATTAACAGTGGAAGTAACCCTCACCTGCGCACCGGGCACGCTCTGAAGTTGTGTCCCTCCCGAGATCAGGTGAGGGTTACTTCCACTGTCGCCAAATGAAGTACCGGGTGTCGAACGCACCGGGAGGGTGCTGCCTTGAGGCTACGGCTTCCCGACCAAGATCGCATACCGGTTACCGCGAGACGGCGGTCACCCTAGCCAGCGCATGCGCGGGGTGCGGCCCATGTCCCGCTCGGCCGTCATGTACCTGACGCAGTCACACCCGTCGTCCATCTCCTTCACCGGCTCCTCCTTCAACTGCCCACCCGGCCGGATCGCCCACACATACCCCGGGAGCTCCTCCGCCGTGCACGTCGGCCGCTTCGCATCCACCAGGGACTGATCCCGCTCCACCACGCTGTCCCGCAAGATCGCCACCCGCGGCTTCCCGTCCCCGGCGAGCTTCATCCGCGACTGCACGGCCTGAATGCCCTCCGTCACCGCCTTGTGCGCCTTGGTCGTCGACATCCCGAGGTGCTTCTCCAGGGTGGCGCGGCCCTCCGCGTCGTGGTCGCAGATCAGCCCGCGCGGCTTCGGTTCGATCCACCTGCGGCGGCCGGCCTGGACGGCGGCCAGGAAAGGCTCGTCCCGCTGATCGACGCCCGGAACCGGCTCGGTGACGATGCCGAGGATCTGCTTGGCGTGGTCTTCCACCAAGCGGCCGGTGTGGAAGATCTCCCGGTACAGGTACAGCCGGCCGTCCGGGTCTTCCGCCCAGCACTGGAGGACGAACGGGTGGGTGTACCCGAAGTCCACGACCCACCAGCGGGTCCAATGGTCGGGGATGGGGAACCGGTCGACGAGGTGTACGGCGTCGTCCCACTGCTCGTAAATGACGCCTTCGGCGCTAGCCCAGCGGCCGTCGACCAGCCGCAGCTTCCGGACGCCGGTGAGCTTGTTCAGGATCTCGAAGTACGCCGCGCCGCGCTCGGTAAAGGTGCCGTCGGTGTTGACGTAGGCGGGGTTGTCGCGGTGCCGGGAGGTGAGGCGGACCATGCCGCCCTGGTTGGCGCGCTGGTTCAGCCAGTGCTGCTCATGGGCGGGGTTGCACGCGGCGATGACCTGCTGCCACGGAAGCGCGGCGTTCCGCAAGCGGGTCAGGATCGCTTCCCAGTCGTCGACCACCAGCTCGGTGGCCTCGTCGGCGAACACCAGGTCGTAGTCGCTGGACATGATCTTCTCGGGCTTGTCGAGCCCGCCGACGACGATGCGGGAGCCGTTGCTGTAGCGGAACGCGGCGGCTTCCTTCTGTGACCCGCCGTACCAGCGGACGACCCGCTCGCCGATCGCCTCCTTAGCGACCTTGTTCTCATAGGTGACGAGGGTCGTGCTGCCGAGGGACACGGCGGTTTTGCGGACGATCAGGCACCGGATGCCGGGATGTTGCAGGCAGGCGAGGTGCAACCGGAACAGCGCGGCCACGCTCTTGCCGGTGCCGGCGGGGCCGTCAAGAACGACTTCGGAGTCTCGGGTCGAGAACAGCTTGAGGGCGGCGCCGCGCGGTTCGTACCGGTGGGTGAGGGCGGCGGTCATCGGCCGTGCGGGTCGTCGTAGATCTGCCCGTCGCGGCGTAGCCATTCCTGCGACTCGTGCCGCTCGGCCTCGAACAGCACGCTCTGTAGCCACCTGGCGAACAGGTCCTCGTCGCGCTGCTCTTCGATGTACGGCGGGATCGAATTGGTGGACCGCACGGGAACGGTTCGGGTGGGGTCGCGGCTGTCGACCGCCTGAAACTCGACGATCAGACGACCAAACCACCCGGAGCCGAGGGGTTCGGCGCCCAGGAACCCGGCGTTCCCCGGTACGAGCGTCATGGTCCAGCCGGGCCGGTAGGTGTAGCGGTCGAGCTGCTGGCGGAGCCACGGCAGGGAGTCGTTCATGGCCGCCCTGTGGTCGTCGGGTGCGTAGATGTGGGTGCCGTCGTCGCGGACGCCCCTTGGCCGGTACGCCACGTCGCGGAACGTGGTGAGGGGTTCGATCGGCTCGGTCCACAGTTCCGACAGCGGCGCGTACTCGGGCACCCGGTACGTCGTCGGCAGCGACCGCACGGTGAACCGTTTCCCGTCGGCCGGGCCGCCGCGCAGCTCGATCGTGTACGTCATATGCGGGTCTCGTTGAGCACGTCGCCGCCGCGGCTGATGAGCCGCATCACGTGAGGGTCCAGGTCGTCTCGGACGATCACGGGCAGGCCGAAGAACGGGGAGTAGGCCGGATCCGGGCCCGTGCGCGTCTCGAATGCGAGGAGGAGCGACACCCACGCTTGGCGGCCGACTTCGACCCTGGCGGGGTCGGTGTCGCGGACGGGTGGCAGGCCTTTGATGAGGTCGGCGAGATGGCTGGCCAGGGCCTCGGCCGGAGGCAGGCTGAAGATCGAGCAGGTGGCGACGTCAGCCGTGTCGTACGCGGACCGGACCCGGTGGTAGTCCAGGGCGCCGCTGCCGCAGTCGCAGCCCGCGACGTGGGTGATGTGCTCGGGGATGGGGTCACTCACCGGTTGCCGCCCATGCCAGCGTCTCGGCGGTCAGATAGGCGCGTACCCGTGGGAGGTCGCAGGTCAGTACCCGGTCGGCGAGGAAGGCGTTCTCTTCCCAGCCGCCTTCGTCGCGGATCTGTTCGAGGCGGGCGATCATGCAGAGCAGGTCGAGTTGCAGACCGGTTGGGGCGTCCGGGTCGCGGTTGCGTTCCATCCGGGCGTCCCGGTCTTGCG